GTGCAAGACGGTATTCAGGCCGTCAGGTCGCTACTCAAGCGCTGTGTGTTTGATCGGGAGAAGTGCCGGGACGGGATTGAGGCATTGATTCAATACCGCTCGGAATACAACGATAAACGCACCGTCTTCTCCAAAGCTCCCCTGCATAACTGGTGTAGTGATTATGCTGATTCCATGAGGTATTATGCTGTATGCCCCTCTACTAGCGGGATGGCGGGTGAATTGGACTACAGCCAGATAGACACATACGCATGAAAGACTCTCATAACCTCCGAGCCGATATATGTCCATGCTAGACAGCGAACTCGCCGCCATCATCCAGAATGAGCTATACAACGCAGTCGGTGCGGATAGTGACGAGATCGTTGGCAATCGTACCGAGGCGATTGATTACTACTTCGGACGGATAGGTGGAGCGGACGCACCCAACACCCGAGATACCACAGCCACAGGCTATACACGGCGTACCTCTGTGCCTAACGGTCGGTCTACGGCGGTAAGTCTGGATGTAGCGGATACCCTGGAGGCTGTACTTGCCCAGATCATGCCCACCTTCTCCAGTGATACGGTGGCTTCATTTGAGGCCAGGTCTGAGGATGATGAGGAACAGGCGAGAACTGAGTCTCAGGCCTGTAATTATATCTTCATGCAACAGAATGATGGGTATGTGAAGACCTACCAGGCCGTTAAAGACGCTCTCTTGCAGAAAGCGGGCATTTTAAAGATCTATCCCGACGTCTTTACGAGGATTCATTATGAGACCTACGCAGAGCTTGATGAAGACCAGCAAGCACAAGTCCAAATCCCCACGGAAGAGCATGAAGAGGTCGAGCTATCACAAGAAGATGGGATCTGGCAGGTCAAAAGGATCAAGGCGATAAGCCGATTAGCCGTTGAAGCGGTAGCCCCTGAGAACTTCATGGTCTCCAGCGATTTACGCTCGGTCTCTGTATCACAAGCGGCCTTTGTTGCAGAACGGCGGATGGAGACCCAGACGAGCCTGATTGAATACGGGGTGGATAAAGATATCGTCCTGAACTTACCCACGTACACTGATGACACCGAATCCGACACCACCGCCAGGAACCAGACAGCGGACGAGGATGAGCACTATTCATTCGAGCAGTCGATGCGAACGATTGAGGTCTGGGAGGTCTACATGCGGGTGGACTTCGATGAGGACGATATCGGAGAGCTTAGACGTATTCTCTACTGCGAGAGTAACACCCCTATTCTGAGTAATGAGATCGCCCAGTGGATACCCTACGCCGTGGGAACGCCATTCATCATGCCCCACCGTTATGTGGGTCTTTCCCTGTTTGACAAGGTTAGAGAGATTCAAGACCAGAAGACCGTCGCCCTACGTCAGTATATTGACAACATGAAGCTGATGAACAACCGGCAGAAGTGGGCGGTTGAGAATCAGGTCAACATGAAGGATATGCTAAACGGGCGAATAGACGGTGTAATCAGGGTTAAATCCCCGGATGCTGTAGGCCAGTTTCAAGTCCCGGACCTGGGACAGAACAGCATGAACTTGCTGAACTATCTCGATAAGATGCGGAGTGAACGCTCCGGTGCCTCACTGGATCTTCAGCGAGAGGGCCAGACGGTAGGTAACCAGACCGCCGCGGGGATTGACAGACAGATATCATTCAAGGAGATGCTGGCCTCAATGATTACTAAAACCCTGGGCGAGACGCTAATCAAAGACACGTACCTGTTAATTCATTCGACTTTGAAAAGGTACTTCCCCGAAGAGATTAACTTTAAGAGCACGGGCCGCTGGACAACAACCAACCCCACCCAATGGTTAGACCGTAACCAGATCCGTATAGATATCGGCATGTCTCAAGGGGAGAGGATCAGACAGGGTAACGCCCTGTTACAAGTACTCCAGCAGCAGGTACAGGCGATGTCGGAAAAGCCGAATGAAATTGCCACGATGGAGAAGATCTACAACACCGTCACCGACTTTGCCCGCTTTAACGGCTTAAACAGCCCTGAGAGATACTGGCAGGATCCGAACAGCGAGAAGGGACAGGAAGCCGCCCAGCAGAACGCACAGGCCGCCCAGCAAGCCGCACAGAACGACCCCGCAACCAAGCTCTCACAAGCTGAGATGGCGATTAAGCAGATGCAGGAGGAAGGCTCTCGGGCTAAAGACCAGGCGGATACGGTGGTCAAGTTTGACGAACAGGACCGCAAATGGTCTGAGTTGGAACTGGAATACATGGTAGACATTGCCGGTAAAGGCAGAGGAGCGCAATAATGTCCGTATTTTGTGATGGAGTCCCCGCCCACATTCAAAAGCCGATCAAGAACGTCAAGGCTTATGCTGAAGGAGCGGAGTATCGATTAACCGGCACCCTGATTGGTGTGCCGATTACCGATAACCCCTTTAGCCCGGGCGAGCAGAACCTGGCCTGGGATGCGGGCTGGACGGATGCCAATGGGGATGGGCTGGGCGCAGGTGGGACTATACAACCCTGTGTTTCAGGCTACACCCGCACAGGTCCGGCGTGAGCTTGAGAAATGACATACGCGGACTTACAGAGATGCCAGGGTATGAGGATATCTTTAAGCATTTCAAAGATGAGTACGCCAGACAGGTATTATCCGTGTCGGAGTCAGAGATGATTGACGCACGGCGCAGGTACGACTGGCTTGATGAGTTCAAGCGAGAAATTGATAACTTCAACTGTGAGAACAGCAATGAGTGATGAAGCACTAGAGGCACTATTAGGTGGTGAGAACCTGACTATGGGTGACTTAACAGGCGTTCCCGATGTTGATGAGGACGCTGTAGTTGAGCAGCTTGAGCCTGAGAAGGTTGAAGAGGAAGAACCTGAAGAGGAAGAAGTCGAGACGCTTGACAGCTTCCTTGCCGCACTACAGGCCGTCGATATTGATGCCGATGCCGCTTATGGCTTAGAGGTATCGATGCAGGATGCCAGCGGGAACAAGACGATTAAAACCGTTGGCGAGCTGAAAGACGAGTATGTACGTGCTCAACAGGTAAACCTCGAAAGCTCAGTGACTACACGAGAGTTGGAGACGCGCAAGGCAGAACTGGACGCGCAGCAGGAGACCTTCCGCACCATGCAGACGGACTTGCTGAACATGCCCAACGAGATTGCAGAGGTTGAAAGCAAGATCGTAGCTATGGATCAGTATATCCAGCAGAATGGCGAGGACTTGAAAGTATCAAACCCTGGACAGTTGAACCTGGCCACGCAGGAGTTAATGGCGCTTAAATTCACCAGAGACAACCTGCAGACGGTTCAATATAACCAGCGTGAATCACTTCAAAATGCCATACGAGATGCTGAACAGATTCGACGAATCCAGCATAAAGAACAGCAGACCGAAGCGATGATGCAATTAATCCCCGAGTGGAGTGATCCGGTGGTCATGGGTGAGGAGCAGAAGGCGTTGATTGATTATGCGGTGAGTGAGGGGTTCCCGTTAGAGCGGGTGATGGCAATAGATGACCCCATTACCATCCAGCACTTGAACAACAGTGCGCGCCAGGCCAGGAAGATGGCCGATATCAAAGAGACGACGAAAGCTCCAAAGCCCTTGAAGCCACAGGCTGTAAAGACCAAGACAACTGCTGACCGTGCCGCCTTCAACAAGTTAATTAAAGAGGCAACGGACTCCAAAGACCCACGACACAAGACGGATGCTGTCGTTGCCTTAATGTCACAATAGGAGGGTCATATCATGGCTCAAGGAATCACAGGAGACGGACTCGCTGCACAGGCGGTGGGCGGTCTCATCAAAGAAGACGTCATGGAGAAGATCTTTGACATCTCGAAATATCCGTTAGTATTTTCCAACCGGATCGGCTCTGACACGGCCAGGCACCCGCTGAAGGAATGGGTAGTGGACAAGTTGCAGGCAGCGGTCATTACCAATGCCCAGATCGACGGTGCTGACACCATTACCAACGATGACACCCAGATGGGTGATCGTGAGGGTAATTACTGTCAGATCTCGACCAAGACGGTGAAGGTCTCTACCCGGGCGAACGAGTCCGGGACGATTGGCTATGCCAGAGAGCTGGCCAATCAGATCTCACGCCGCCAGATCGAGCTTAGACGTGATGTAGAGGCCACCAGTCTCTCATCCAACCCCTCGGTCAAGGGTGTGGATACGGCGGTCGCTCCACAGGCTGCCGGTTTGGGTGCCTGGATTGTCACCAACGTTGACGGTGGTGCCGGGTATGTTGCCGGTGGGTATAACAACAGCACGGGTATTGTCGATGCCCCGACCTGGGGTACGACCCGTGCCTTAACGGAGACCATGGTACGTAACGTCTCCAAGATGGTGTATGAGGAGGGTGGTGAGGCTACCACCTTCATGTCCACACCGGGTATGACGGAGCAGTTTAGTAAGTACCTGTTTACCTCCAGTGCTCGCGTAGCCGCGTTGTATTCGGATGTGAACGAGAAGAAGTCTGCGGTCACCGCAACGGGTGCTGTAAACGTCTTTGTCTCGGATTTCTCTCAGCTCACGATTGAGCCGAACAGAATCCAGCAGGAAGAGGGTGCCGATGAAGTGGTCGCCTATCTTCTGGACTTCATGTATCTGAGGCATTCACGTCTTCACGGGTATCGCACTGAACCCCTTGCAAAACAGGGTTTGGCTGATATTCGCCAGATGGCGGTGGACTGGACGCTGTGTGTCCTGAACGAGAAGGCACAAGGGGCAATCGGGGCATTAGACCCAACCCTGCCTGTCACCGAGGCGTAATGGCTGTAAGTCTGATTGAAGTCATGGCCGGGGTTGTCAATGACAACCCTGGTTATGATGGATTAAAGAAAAAGGCGGTGTTTGTGGCACACGAGGACACGCTCTATACCGGTTTTGTCTGGACGCAGGAAGATAAAGACATTATGGCCATTAATCATCAGTGGCATAAGGACAGGAAGAAACTCCCCGATAACGATATCCGGGCGTATTCTGATTATATGTTGAGCCTGCCCCCGACATTAGCCAACTGGCTGTTTGAACAGCCCGAGTATGAGAATGGGACAGCGAAGGAACGCAAGACCTTCATTGATAAGCTATGCGCCAACGATGCGTGCTGGGCGGCGTGCAAACGAATATGAGCACTTATATTGATTTAAAGAACGACATCCAGACGTGGTTAGCGGATGACGAGGTATCACAAGCCATTCCAGGGTTTATCCGTCTCAATGAAGTCAGGATGAACCGTGTATTACGAACCCTCTCCCAAGAGACTACCGTGACGTTATCCGTTGATCCTGCAACCACCCCCTCGGGTACGAACTTCGTCACTCAACCCGCAGACTTTATCGAGATTGTGACGATTACCTCACCGGACAGTATTGATAACAGACCTTTGGAATATGTCACACCGGATCGAATGGTGAACGAAGACCTGCCCTATTTCTACTCGATCAAGGGGACGTTAATCATGTTACCCACACGGGTAGAGACGGTTATCTTGACTTATAGCGCGACCTTTCCAACATTGGATGATAACAACCCGACCAACTGGTTAACGCTTAATGCGTATGACGCCCTGTTATACGGCTCTCTCACCCATGCCGAGGGGTATGTGGTGAACGATCAAAGAATACCTTTGTGGGAGTCGGCCTATCAAACGGCAATCGCCGCGATTAACGATCAGGACGAGAGAGCCAGGTACTCAGGCAATGTACTTAGAGTTATGTAATGCAAACCACCGCTGAATTCACCGGCCCCTTGTTACCTGATCTCCCTGATCGGGGGAACGCCGGTGTCTCAAGAGCAGATAACTGCCTGCCCCTTTCAAACTCCTACGAGCCTTTTAGGTCTCATGTGGTCGATACCGACCCCCTTCCTTCGCCGTGTATCGGGACTAAAACCCTGCAAGACTATGGGTTAAATGCCTATAACTACGCCGGCACGGTCGCGGATGTCTACAGCCGCACCGGGAATACGTGGACCTCTATCGGAACGGGCTACACGGCCTCCGGGTGGGAGTTTGAGAGCTTTAACGACCGAGCCTATGCCGCTGGCGGTGTTCCCCTACAGTCAGGGATACACGGCGGGGCGCTTGGGTCGATCGCCTCTGCTCCCAGTCCGTTACATATCGGGATTAGTCGTAATTTCGTCATCAGTGCCAATATGCCGTTATTCCCCAGACGAGTGCAGTGGTCAGCTCTTGGAGATGGGGAGGTGTGGGTATCGGATGGAACTAACCAGGCCGGCCAACAGGAACTGCAACGCGGTGGGGCGATATCAAAAGTTATCGGAGGGGAGTACGCCGTCATCTTCTGTGAGCACAGTATTTATGTAATGCGCTATGTCGGCGGGGGGATTATCTGGCAGTTTGATGAGGTCCAGCCCGGAAGGGGGGCGATTTCAGGGGGATCAGTCGTACAAAGGGGCAATGATATCTATTACCTGGATGTCGATGGGTTTTGGGTCTTTAACGGGATTCAATCCCAGACTCTGGGTACGGCGAAGATGAACCAGACCTTTGTTGAAGACTATGACGATACCAAACCCGAAGCGGTCTCCAGCCTGATTGATTTAGACAATACGTTGGTTTACTGGGCTTACCCTGGCTCTGGAAATACCGGTATTGCCAACAAGATCATGGTCTATAACTACGCAACTGACCGCTGGGCAGGGCCTGTCTTTGTTCAAGTGCAAAGACTTTCCTATTCAAGTCTTCCGGCGGTTCTCTCGGATAACCTCGCGGGTCTCTCGGACAGCTTTGATACCTTATCCGATGCACAAGAGTATAGAGGCGGATCCCCAAGGGTTTCGGCGTTTAATGAGCTGAGTATTCACGGTAACTATGTAGGTCAACCGCTGGAGGCTTTAGTTGAGTCGGGTGAGTTCGCTATAAACGTCGGAGGAAAGGCCTTAATACGCTCTGTGAGGGCTTTAGTTGACGGCCCCAGCCCCAACGTCACGGTAAGTCTTGGTACCCGTAACAGCGCCTCAGGGCCGGTGACCTACACCACGGATAAGGTCGCCTATCTGGAGACGGGGAAAGCTAAATTCCGCTCCAATGCACGGTTTCATAGAATTCGTGTCAAGGTCTCGGGAAATTTTACCCACATTCTGGGCGCAGAGCCTGAAGCCACCGCGACCTCAAACCGATGAGCGCCAACTACCCCAGACTCTCTGTAATTGAGCGCGACTCCACCCATGGACACAGGGAGTCAGCCAATGGGATTAATCACCTGCTGGAAAGGGTTAGCATTCTGGAGAGTTGGATCGTTGAGCTGGTCCCCAGTGGTTATGGAGCGGCCCGTCTGGATATTCCCGAAGCCTTTACGTTGGGGGCGGGGTGGACGACTCTACCCTTTGACACCCAGGTGTTATTTCCACGGGGAGTGAGTATTGATTTAGGGACGGACACGTTCACGCTGTTGGTTGCGGGGGTGTGGCGCTATTCTGTCGGGTTCTCGTTAGAGGGTCATAATTCCAGTAACGGCGGGCGGGTCACGCGGTTACGTGTGTTCAACGTCACCCAAGGCATTGGGGCTACAGAATTTGTCGTGGGTATCGGGAGAAATGTCGAGGACACCAGTGCGTCGCTGACGGTTATCTTTGATGCCCCCAACAACACGGATGTGTACCGGGTGGAGTTGGGCAATGGCGATGATGTAACGGGCGGCACCTTGAACGCATCGAATGTATCGCTGAATTACCTGGATCGGCTGGGAAATCTATGAGATACGAAGCCGTGAAGATTGAGAACCTGGAGGGAATCTGGCCCGAGTTCATGCGCTTTATCGAGGACAGCCTGGATGACAGTTGGGGTATTCTCGATATAGAGAAGATGTTATTCAAAGGGGATGCGACGTTATGGATAGCTTATAACGGCTCACCCAAAGCCTCGGGAGTCACATGGTTTGAACACTTCCCCAAGCAGAAAGATTTGGTAATGGCCTTTGCCGGTGGGGAGATGGAGGCGATTAAAGGCCTGGTAAAGATTGGCGAGCAGTACGCAAAGGCAAACGACTGTGATGGCATACGCTGTTACGGAAGACGCGGGTGGTCGAGATCATTAGACGGCTACAAAGAGATATCCACGATTTCAAGAAAGGTGATCTAAATGGGCGGCGCAACGGGTTCATCACAGAATAAGACAGGAGCACCTCCGTTTGTAAAGCGGGCGGGTAAAGACTTATCGGCACGGGCAAGTGAAGCGGTTGGTAACTACGATCCGCAGTTCTACGGCGGGAATCTGTCCGCACCTCAGTCTGAATTCTCGCAGGGAGCGGCACAAGGTCTGGGGAATTTCTCCAGCCAGCCAAGTCAGGATTATTTATCCTCGGTGTTAGGTGGCGACTACCTCGGATTGAACCCACAGCTCCAGCAGGCGGTGATGAATCCTGCCATGCAAAATGTGAATAGCCAGTTCAATGCAGCAGGGCGATTTGCTAGCCCGATGAACCAGCAACAGTCATACCAAGCAGGGGCTAGCGCACTGATGCCATATTATGATTTTGAGCGTCAACGCCAGCAACAGGCAGCTTCATTACTCCCGCAAGCTCAAGCCAATGACTTACAAACCCAACTGTCCGTGGGACGCATTAACGAGCAGTATCAGCAACAGGGCATAGATGAGAATGTCCAACGCTTCAACTTTGAGCAACAGCAGCCCTTAATGAAC